AGGCTCAACAGTTTTGCCCGCGTATACTGGTCAAGATATAGAAAAGATATATATATGGGGCACTGAAGTGCCATCAGTTGATATAGAATTTTTTATAGCGTTAACATAAGAGGACAATAATATGTCAAGAAATCCATTTGGATTGTTACCACGGCACTTCTCGCAAATCCGAGGAGATGATTTTGGATCTCCACAGCATTACGTGCAGAGTAATAGTTTAGCTGTTTCACCAGGACAAACTGCGTCTCCTCATTCAGGACCAATGGGTCCAGGCGGCTCAATGGGACCCGGTGGTCCAAGTGGGGGCGGACACCATTTTGGGGTCGGCAGCGGGCTTTCAGCGCCATTGGTGTCTCCTGGTTTTGCTACATGGGGTCCTCGTGGCCTAATGTTCGCGGGTAGTCCAGCGGGTAGTGCTGCGCCCTCCAAAACCTCGCCTAGAACACAGGCTTTTCATGGAGCTATAGCTGCGTTAAGAGATCCGGAAGAAGAAGAAGAATTTAGAAATCCATTCACACCTCGGCGGTTTCTTTCTTGAAAAGAAAAACTAGCTCGCAGAAAAGGAATTGGATTGGTAAGGCTGCTGCAAGTATGAAGCGGCGGGGTACAAAGGGTACTTTTAGTAAAGCTGCAAAACGGGCAGGTATGTCGACCGGTGCATACGCTAAAAAGGTTCTTGCGAACCCCAAAGCTTCGCCGCTACAAAAGAAAAGAGCAAACTTCGCTAGAAATGCGATAAAAGCTTCAAGAGGAAAATAATATGCCAGAAGTAGCAGGTAAGCATTACGCTTACACAAAAAAAGGAAAAGCCAAAGCCAAGGCAGCAGCAAAGCGAAAGGGTACAAAGGTAAAATATAAAGCTGGTAGTAGGTCGAAATCATCTTCTAAACGAACCTACTAAAATGCCAATCCTTAGAGATATTCAGAAGCTTGTAGCTCCGAACTACGGGAAGGGGGTTAATGACACTATTAGTTACATTAACGCTATTCCGTGGAGTACAGGTGTTGATGTTTCTACGGTATCGTTAAGCGACCAATTCGGCGCACATGTTGGAACCAATGGAGCAACCTATACCGCATACTTGCAGGCAACTATTACATCTTCAAGTTTAACGATTCCAGTTGCATCTGCATCGACAACCTATCCTTTATCTATTTGGCCTAGTAGCGGGTATTTTTTGTTAGAATCTGAAGTAATACAGTACACAAGTATAAATCCAGAATCTTCTAGCTCTAGTGGATATGACGAGTTTGTTTGCCCGTCCACAGCGTACAGAGGTGTAAAGGGTACGACCGCCGCAGGACATACTGGCGGTGTAACCATGTTGGTTAGTGAAATACTATTTGGATCTGTAACATCTATAGAATACAACACAGATGATAAGGTTTTTAATGTATTTACAGATGTAACTCAAAGTGTAGGACCAGTGCAATCTTATGGCGCTGATAGCGTTTTAACGATTACATCTAGGTTATTCCCGTTGACAGAAGACAATGTAACCTTCTTTGAGTACGAGGGTGTAACAGCATGAGTCTTAGCATGGCGTTGGCAAATGGATTACCTAAGGAAGAGATACGCGCATTACTTTTATCAGAAATGCAACGACGTGTAGAATCTCGCAAACGACGTTGGATTGCTCTTGACGGGCCTCAAAAAGAATTCGTAAACCACGAGCATCCACATATTTTATTTGGTGGAGCGCGCGGTGGTTCCAAGAGTGTTGGAATGCTTTTAGCATTTCGCAAGCATGCGGAGAAGTATGGGAAGGAGGCGCAAGGCCTTCTATTTCGTAGGTCATTCCCAGAGACTGGTGAATTGGTGAAGCTAGGTCAGTATGTCTTCGTGCAAGAGGGTTGGGAATGGAAGGTTGGGGAGCGAAAATGGATCTCCCCCAGCGGCGCTGTATTACAGCTTAAACACCTTGATGAAGATGCTGATGCAATGAAACTCCAAGGGTTTTCGGTTACATTCTTAGGGTTTGACGAACTTGGTAACTGGCCAACGCCAGAACCTATAGACCTATTGCAAGCGACTATGCGTTCTGCTGCTGGTGTCCCTACGCTGTTTCGCGCGACTGCTAACCCAGGTGGGCCAGGACACAACTGGGTAAAGGAACGTTATATAGACGGCGGCGATAAGGAATCTATTTTTATATCTTCTAAGATACAAGATAATAAACCGTTGATGGATAACGACCCTGGATATATAGATCGCATCAAAAAGAGTGGTCCAGAATGGCTGGTGAAAGCTTGGTTAGAAGGTGATTGGAATGTGGCGCCTGGAGCGTTTATGGAAGGCGTGTGGGATCCACAGATACACGTTGTAGAACCATTTGAGATTCCATTAGAATGGAAGCGTTGGAAATCATACGATCATGGTTTCAAATCTCCAGCTGGATGTGTATGGTTTACTCAAGATTATGATGGTATAATCTATATCTACAAAGAAAGATATTGGAGCTCTAAACCTAACAAGGGTAGTGAAACTCCAATAGAAGAGATAGCAAGGGAGATTCTTGATGCGGAAAAACAAGAAAAACAAAAGAAAATTAAGTTTAAGAGTAATGTCGCAGACTCTGCCATTTTTATTAGAGATGGTCGACATAAAAGTGTTGCAGATGTCTTCGCTGATTACGGAATCGTTTGGGAACCTAGTTCCAAAGGTCCCGGATCTAGGGTCCAAGGGTTACAAGAAATGGTTGACAGGTTATCTAACAACAGTCTCAAGGTTTTTAAGACGTGCAAGCATTGGCTTCGCACGGTGCCTTCGTTACCTGCTGACCCCAAGAGGGTTGAAGATATTGATACGTCGGCGGAGGATCACTTATTTGACGCGACAAGGTATGGGTTAATGCTTCGCAGAGCTAGGAGCGTAAAACCTAAACCAAAACCGAAGCAGCTTAAACCTTTTACGTTTGAATGGTTGGATAAAATTGACGAATTATACAGAGAAGAATCATGGCAGATTTAGAAATCAATACCACACCAGAATCCGCTACTGATCAAACCGTAGCTACAAATGCTGTTGGTCTTATAAAGCGTTATCAAAAAAATGTAGATCTTTCATACAAGAAATGGAAGAAACATTACAAGCAGATAGGATTTGCTCGCAAGTATGCGCTAGGCCGCATGAACGAACGAACAACAGTCTTAACTGGTACGCAGGTTCTTCAAGAGGGTGGTCGTCTCATAAAGGGAAATCTGATACACGCCACGCTGCAAGGTCTGTTACCTCATATTTATGCTCAGAATCCTGAAATAAAAATAAGACCCAAAGAGGTTGTAGAACCAGAAGGGTGGGATTATAGACCTGCAGATTCTTTTGCGCAGACAGCAGAGTTAGTTCTCAATCATTGTTTAAAAATAGCGGATTTAAAACGAATAGCAAAACAGGTTATAAGATCTTGTATGACGAGTAAAATAGGTATTGTAAAAGTTACATACCAAAGAGATTACTTCACGGATCCACTAGTTAGTCGGCAATTAAAGGATGCGCAAGATAGTTTAGCACGCATGCAAGATGATGTATTGCGATTATCGGAAGAGGGTTCATATGAGGGGGACAAAGACGAACTGATAGAAGAAATACAGAATATAGTATTGGGATTACAAGCGAATGTTGATGTGTTACAAAGAGAGGGTTTAAATCTAGGTTTTGTTCGTCCTGAAGATTTTAGAATGGACACATCATTAGATAGTCTACAAGATTACGAAGCAGCGCAATGGATGGCTAATGTAACTTGGATGACTCCAGCGGTAGCTATGGATAGGTTTCAACTTACAAAAGATGAGATCGGTGAGTTTACGATATTTAAAAGAACAGCTGAGGGTATACGTAATAGATTAACAAAAGATGACGCAGCTTTTTCTGGAGAAGCAGAAGAGGACGTAAATCTTGCAGTCGCTGTGTGGGAATATTGGGATAAAGCAACCCAATCAGTATATACTTGGATTGAGGGCGGTAAGGCTTGGATACGAGAACCCTACCAATATAACAAGTTAGGTTCTGCATATTTTCCGTATTTCATTCTTGGTTTGAATTGGATTGACGGTCAAGAGTGGCCTATATCGGAAACAGAATTACTTATGTCCCTGCAGGATGAATACAATACTATTAGAACGCAAATGGCAAAACACAGAGAATTATCTGCACCATTCTTTGTTGCAGACGCATCTCGTGTAAACTATGAAGATATAGAAGTTTTCAGCCAAGCGCAAATCGGCGAAATAGCATTGATAAATGCTGGAGGCCAAGGCGTCAACAATGTCTTCCAACCATCGATGCCGCCCCCTATGAATCCTATCGTATATGATACTACACCAATACGTTCTGATATGGAATGGATAAGTGGTTTGGGTGACGCTCAACGCGGCGGGGTTATGCGGGCAAAAACAGCAACCGAAGCGAACATACAACAAGAAGGTTTAGCCACTAGAATACAAGAAAAGGTAGATCAAGTTGAGGGATGGTTGCAGAGCATAGCTCGATATAGTTTGGAAATATTAGTGCAGGAGATGTCTCCTGAAATGGTTTTTAAGGTTGCCGGACCAAGAGCATTTTGGCCTTTACTAGATGAGGGGAAAGGTGAACTGTACGAGCAAGTAACTGTGGTTATAAAAGCCGGAAGTACTGGAATGCCTGATGAGAATGCAGAGCGTATGCGTTGGGTGGAGGTCATGCCAATTATAATGCAAAACCTCCAAATGGTTCAAGCAATGAGACAAACAGGAATACCAGATCAATTTAATCCTTATATACAACTGTTAGAAGAGACATTAAAACGTTTTGATGAGCGCATAGAAATAGCTAAGTTTCTACCTCCACTACCTCAATCTATAACAGAATGGTTAATGCAAACAGCATCTATGCAGCAACATATGGGTGATCCTGCTGGAGCAGGACAAGCTATACAACAGCAGTTACAAGCATCGCAACCGCCGCAACCTCCATCACCGAACCAACCACCACCCCAAGGAGCTAATGAAGTTGCAAACGCTCCTAATAACAGAGTTATGCAACGTACTCGTAATCAATACAGGGAATAACAGGGAGAGCAACAATGGCAGAGGAACAGCAAGAAAAGACAACGGCAGAAATGCATGACGAGACTTTAGATGTAATAACTAAAGAGTTCGAGACTATACATGGTGAATCAACAGAGGAGACCGATAATGCTGGAGTCGAAGCAGAATCAAGCGAGTCAGAACAACAAACCGAACATGAAGACGTTAAAGCTCCCACTTACCAAGAGGCTGAGGCAGCGCAGCAAGAATCCAGCAGTACAGAAGATGATAAATCAGCGGAATCAGAAGAGACAGTTTCAGACGGCAAGGAACGTGAAGCGGGGCAGAAGTTAGATGAAGATGATGCGGAGGTTTACGGTAATTTAAAGCCAAAAGCGCAAGAAAGATTCGAGCATTGGATTAATAGAGCAAAAGAACTAGAAACGTATGCAGAACAGGTAGAACCATCTCGGCAATTGCATCAATATATACAAGAAAGCACGACGAACACTGAACAGTTGCAATGGGCGGTTGAGGTGTTTCGTAATTTAAATTCTGGTGATTATGACTCCGCGCAAACCGCTTTGAAGGAAATTGACAAATTTGCTGATCAAATAGGTAGCGCATTAGGGGTTAACAAGGTCGATAATCCCGAGCAAAGCACGTACGATGATTTCGAAGATTTACAAAATGCCGTGCAGAACTTAGAAATTAGTGAAGACTGGGCGAATAATATAGCTTCAGAACGCGTAAACGCGTCATCACAAGATCAAGCTAAAGAAAGATTTTCTCAAATGCAAGCTCAGCAGTATCAACAAAACGCAGGGATGGAGCAAGCGAAAAATAAAGCTTATAATGATATAGATACTTGGGAACAAAGATTAGCGGCGGAAGATGCCGATTATAACTCTTCCAAAAAAGAAATAATGTTAGATATCAGTAGAGAGTTAGCATCATCTAATATTCCACCGCAGAATTGGTTACCAACTTTACAACAACAGTATAATGTTCTATCTCGCGGTATGTCTGCCGCGGCTGCGGGAAATGGAAAGGCTAGCAAAAGTACTGGGCCACTAGCACCTGGTAGAAGTAGCGGCGGAGTAGAAAATGCAATGGACATTGAAACTGCAGAAGTAACTCCAGAGTTTCTTCAAGCACATTTAGATGCCATGCATAATTAACAGGTTTGATGTAAGCTGGATTCATCACCAGTAGCACGTATTGACTCTCGTGTGGTCGACCCTGTTCCATATAATTACATTCCTTTGGAGGGAAAACAATGGCAACTCAAACTGCTTTACATGCCAATGATATTACCCAGTTAGGATATGTAGCTCTTCAGAATTATTTGAAGAATAAACCTATCGATCAGGTTGCGACTGAACGTCCCCTGCTAAAAGCTCTAATGGCAAAAAAGAAGTCATGGGGCGGCGGTAAAGAAAATATCGTCGAGCAGATTCGTACAGATTATGGTAACAATTTTGAGTGGTTTGGTGATTCAGCACTAAACACCTCATCTGCCGTTACTTATAATACTCGTGATACGGTGAGACAGGCTTATTATCCTTGGAACTCGGCACATGACGGTTTCCAGTTTTCTGAAGACTACTTACTTGGTAACGGTATTCTTATTGGTGATTCACAAAGCCCACGAAACTCAAGCGCTGCCGG